CTCTTATTCCATGCCTCTATTGCCTTGTCCAGATTTTCCTCCAGAAAGCAGGAAAGTAGTCCAGAACCAATACATGAAGAGTCTGGTGGACAGGCAAAATTAGCAACTCTAGTCTTCTCAGAGAAATTGATTGTCACTTCATGTCCACAGAATGGACATGGCAGAAGATGATCTACCTTCATGCCACTGTATCTCGATAGGTCTCTTCAAACTCTTCATCAAGTTCAACTTCCTGAGTGAAGTTGGCATTGAAGTAAACCTTAGCCATACGACGAATGATCTTCTTGTCGATGGTCAGTTCTTCACTTGTCTTCTTGATGATTTCCTTCTGAAGGTCGCGCTCGGCAGCAATGCGAGTAAGACTGTCTGCGATTTCGATGACTGCCTTACGAAGCTTGTCCTTATTCTGGGTTGTCAAGTTGCTCATTGTATAAATTCCTGTTGGTTATTGATCTAGGGTGATGTAGTACTTAAGGGTCTTGCCTGTATTCTCGAAGATACAGAGACCATCAACGTAAAGGCTAACTTCGTAATCATCTGGAAGAAGCTTTAGGTTGTCGATAGTGAATGTAACAGAAAAATCATCGCCTGTAAAGCTATCAACCTTCATATCAACCTTATTTGATGTGTCGGTGTTGTCGGTAGCTCTCATGATGATCTCGCCATTCTTACCAATCACTTGCAGAATGGGCATACCATTCAGATCAGCAATCTTGATAAGACGCTGGAATGTCTGATTGGTGAGAGTAAACTTTACGTCAGGACTTCCCAGATTGATCGAGCCCTCTTCCGGGGACTTAATGGTCTTCGGAGACGCATAGAAATAATCAATCGTGATCGTTCCATCTGTAATAGTCAGATAGCTCGGACCAAACGTAATGTCTGGATTCTTAAGGGCAGCAACATTCGCTAGGAATGTTCTTAGGTCATAGATACCAAAGCTTATGGGAAAGTCTTCATCTAGCTTGGCATCACATTGGATAGTGTCCATACTATCGATAGTGCGCTGGACAGAGCCAGCGCTGAATAGAAGCGAGTCATTGATAGTCGCAAAATTCTTTAGGATAGAGATTGTTCGTTCACTTAGTTGCATCGTATGTCCTATCATGATTAGAGAGGGCTAGAATAGCATAGTGAGCGATCTTTAGCAAGTCTTTTCTGTAGGCAGAAGGGCTATCTCCCTTCTTTCCATATCGCATAGCGTACTTGATAATGTCGCCTATGATGAAACCAGTTCCATGACCGGACTCGATGATAACTTCAGTAGGCTGGATATTGCCAGCATAATGAGTTTCATAGGTCGAGTCAATGTACTGCTTAAGCTCTTCCAGAAAAAAGTCTTCGTCAAATTTGTATTTCTCAACCATTAGCCAATCTTCCCTGACATTGCGGCAATCTTTTCCAGATTACCATTGAAGGTGTAGGTTCCAACATGCTGGAGCTTCATCCAAGGACAAATCCAGATGCTTCCACCGATAGCTCTCCAGTACTGGCAGAACATGTAATCTTCACTCAGATATCGATGACTGTCAGGATCAATCACTGTGTCGAAATATGCATGAATATATCGAGAACCATCGAAATTTGCCTGACCAGCGTGATCTGGCTTGTATCTGAGGTGTGGGTATTCCTCTCGGAACTTTGTAAAGACTGCTCTCTTGATAAGCATGAAGCCTGTACCGATTTCCATGACTTCAAGAGGTTCGGATACCTTGAACTGCTGGGTACCGGGGATAGGGTTCATCACGTAGTCGCCAATAACAGCTTCAAGGTCGGCAGGATTGGCTTTGGGATTGTTTCTGGCAACGTTGGCTACGGTATTCCAGTTGATTGACTTCTTTGGGTAGGGACCACCGATGATATCCTTATCCAGAGCGATCAGGGCAAGAACGTCATTAGGATCAAATCCAATGTCGCTGTCGATGAATAGGAGGTGGGTAAAATTCTCGTCTCTCAGAAATTCATCAACCAAATAATTTCTGGCACGAGTGATCAGACTTTCATTAAACAGGAACGAAAATCGAATTTCAATTCCGTATTGCATACACATGGTCTGCAAATTTAGAATGGACTTGACGTACATTCCATTCGCTTGACCACCATACATTGGTGTTGCGACGAATAGCTTAGTCTTACGCAATTCGTCGGTCTTGATAGTTAATTCCATAGTGTTCACTTTCCATATAAGTTAAAGAGAAGAAGGGGTCTTGACCCCTTCTTCTGAAGTATCGCAATTAGAAGACGTGCGTCTCATCATCCTCAATCTTCTTAGACGAGGTTGCCTTCGCCTTAGAAGTAGCATTCGCATCAATCTTAGTATAAGCCTTGATGAAGTCGTCCTTGGTTGCGGTATCAAACCTATTTAGGCAGACTTTGATGGCTTTCATCTTGTCTCCACCAAAAATATTGTAGGCTTCTACAATATGCACCAGTCGTCGGGTCGAGATGATTTCATTGGTAGCACCATCAGCGAAAGACTTACGGATTGCATTTGCCCAATCAATCAGGCAGTCAATGAAATCGATATTTTCCTTACCAAGGTAGGGAAGCAGAATCCTACGCTCAGAAGGCTTCTGAGGATATTCCTGCTCGAAAGTGATAGAGAAACGTTCCAGAAAAGCTTCGTTCATGACATTCGTACCGATAAACTTACCATCATCAGAGCCACGACCCTTGGTATTGGCCGTTGCGAAGATATTGAAACCGGGCTCAGGCTTCACAATAGTGTTGGTCTTCTTCAGGTAGATAGGCTTACCTTCAAGGACCGGCTGAAGGCACATAAGCTTGGCGTCACCCAGATCGACCTCATCGAGCAAGAGGACTGCACCACGCTTCATGGCAGTGACAACAGGACCATCATGCCAGATAGTCTCGCCATCGATAAGACGGAAACCACCCAGAAGATCATCCTCATCGGTTTCGCGGGTCACGTTAACACGAACGCATTCCCGCTTGACCTTTGCACATGCCTGCTCGATCATCATGGTCTTTCCGTTACCAGACAGACCGGTGATATAGGTCGGGAAAAACTTCTTAGAGAGAATGATATCCTTCACATCATCGAAGTGACCAAACGGCACATAACTGTCCACAGCAGCAGGAACGAACTGAGAAACAGTTTCGGCCTTAGTCTTCACCTTAGTCGGCTCATCATCAGCCTTAGTCGTAGTCACGTTCACGGTAGTACCAGTCAAATCCTTCTTAGGGTTGGTGCTGGAGGGAAGATTGTACTTCCCTCGCTCTGCACGATACATCTTGTTAGTCGTCAACCAATTCGGAAAGCTGAGCTTCTTTTCCGAAACCACTCGGAGGATTTCCTGACGAGTGAGAGACGTAATCTCACTCCCAAAAACCTCATAGGCGGCGTTAATGAATTCACTCTTGTCGATCACTTTAGGCATATCAAGTTGTTCCTTTCTGATGTAGCCACATTACAAAATTCACTTAGTCCTGTCAAGAGAAATATCATCGATAAAACTCCGAAGAAGGAACCGAGTGCTATTCTTCTTCTTACCGTATTCGGTAAAAGCCTTGGACAAGTCATCCCCAGAAACGGTCCTATCGAACCTTTTCCAGAAACTGTCCCGCGTCAGCATACTCATAGACGTTGCGCGGATTGCATAATGCTTATCATAGCCGCGCTCTTTAGTCAATGAAAATCCCTTTTCGATATTAAGGGAGACCTTATACCGCGTCTGACATTCAGTCGTACCACCCAGAAGATGAATACCGATAACTCGTGAACCAGTCGCATCCCTGAGATTTTCGACCATGGCACCAACCATATCTCGAACATGGCCGGTTGAAGAATAAGACTTCTTAGTCTTCACATTATTGAAGACGATACCGTAAGTCGAACTGCCAATTCCCAACGAAGGACCATCACTATCGCCGTCAGTCAGAATAAAGACGGTAGGAACCTGAACCTTGTGATAAGAGATAAAGCTATTCACAATCTCAGGAAGAACCTCAAGAGAACCCAGAAGAGGTGTTCCACCCATGTTCCATTCACCAGAAGACATTGATCTCTTCTGAGTAAGATCAAAGAGGTAGGAAGACATTCGAAGATACTCATTGGCAGTCATCTTAGACGACAGAATGTTCTTCAGAGAAAAACCACTGAAGGTCATTTCAACCGCAGTATCATCCAGCAGGAAATCCTTCCGAGAATACCTATCCAGATACCTAGAAGAAGTTGACTGGAAGATGTAAACGTCGAAGGGGATATTCGTCATTCGACAGAACATAGTCAAGGTCAGTAGCTGTTTCAGAGTTTCATGAATAATGTGAGTCATGGAGCCAGACCAATCCAAAAGGAAGATCAGGCCGTGGTTCTTTCCTTCAGGAATGATATCCTGACGCTTGAAAACGTCATCAGAATACTTGTACTGGTAAACGGTAGACATGTCAAGAACACCCGTCTTATCAACGCGAACCCTCTTGCTGATATCAGCAGCCTTCTTCCGCTCAAATTCAGAAGCCATATAAGAGACGTTGGACTTCTCTTCATCACGCCACTTAGTGAAGCTATCAGCGATAGCCACATTCTTCAGAAGCTTCTTGAACGGAACAACAACGCTCTTAGGATCAGAAAGACCGACATTGACAATAGAAGGTTCATAGTTACTCTTAGTCTTCGACTTTTCCAGAGCCTTATCCAAGTTCTTTGCAGTCTGAGCCTCAGGAACATACGGCTTCTTATCCGTATTATCCTTGGACTTGTCCAGTTCAGACTTAAGCTTTTCAAAGTCGTCTTCCAAGGACGACCCAGCACCCTTGGAACCTTCCTCTGTGTTATCTTCATCAGAAGAAGCCCCAGAACCGCTGGAACCTTCCTCGGAGTTATCTTCATCTTCATCAGAAGAGCCTTCAGAAGAAGCCCCAGAACCGCTGGAACCTTCCTCGGCATCACCTTCCTCGGCCTCAGAAGAGCCCTCAGAACCTCGGTCCTCAGAGAACAAAGCGTTCAGTGCATCGATCACTGAACTTTTTGAATAGTGATACTTGAGAATAGTTTCGACAACATCAATCACGTCATCGAAAGTTTCAGTAGTCGCAATCCGATCAACAATAACCTGTTCGGAAGGCGAAAACTTCAGATTAAGATGATGACCATTCTTGAAGAAGAGATTGATACGATCAATGAAGGGAAGAATGCTGAGGTCCTTAAACTTATTGATGCCGAAGAAATCTCGACTATGAAGCTCTTTATATCCAAGAGCATAGTCTACGATAGTTCCGGGATAGCGAGCCTTCTGCCGCCGATCAATACGAGCATCTTCCACGACATTGATATAGTCCTTGACATTACCAGAACTATACTTTTCGGTAAGCTGCTTGATCGCACGAACCAGAGGATCGAGAGGCGTATCAAGGGCATGACCAACTTCATGAACCAACAGCATGTCATGAAGCTTCTCACTGATGTATTCCCAATGGGGGATGATGAGAACTCGCGTCTTCATATTGAATGAAGTGGTCGTGGCCTTAATAGACCTACGAATAATGATGTTCTCTTTAGCCAAGATGCGGGCGAAATTGTTAGTGTACGTAAAGCTCATGTAGGGTGTGTCCTTTCTTTAAACACACCCTACCAAGGTTCAGTTATAATTGCAAGTGCTAAAATTGCCTTTTTTGAAAAACTTGTATACTCTACCAAACTGGTCAGGTAATTGCTCGGTCTTATGGGAAATGACGATGACGTTGGTCGATCCTGATATGTCGGTGAGTATCTTCATCAGATCATCAGCACCACTGAAGTCCATAGAACCATCGAATACTTCATCGAGGATCAGAAGATTTGTGGCTACAGAGTTTTTCATTCTGGCAACATTTCTCCAAGTCAGTAGAAGGGAAAGATCAATACGAGCCTTTTCACCCTCAGAGAAATTGTTGTATGAGAACTCATCTCTGTACCTTGACTTGATTACTTCATCGAACTTCTCGTTTATAGTAAAATTCGTAGTAAATCCAAATTTAGTCAAGTACTGGTTGATGCTCTTATTGATGATTGGCAAATACTGCTTAATAATCTTAGTCTTAATACCACCATCTTTCAAAAGAGTGATTGCGGTATCATAGTAGACCTTCTTCTCAAGAAGAGATTTCTTCATATCCTCTAGCATACGAAGGTCGTCAACAACCTTATCATATTCTTTAGTCGTTTCTTCTAAGAAATCATTCGATCCTGAAAGAGCCTTGATCTCGGCTACGGTTTTCCGCAGTTCTTTCTGGATCGAGTTTATTTCTGTTGTCTTGACGCTGAGTTCCATGTCAGTGTCATTAGTCAACTTGACAAACTGGTCGAACTTCTTTATCTTTTCCAGAAGAGCTAGGATATTGGCATCCAGATCAACGATCTGATTTTGGATACTCTCGATCTGGCTCTGGTTCTTTGATACAACATCCTTCTTGAATGTGGTATCAATCTTCTGCCTACAGGTAGGACAGTCGTCGTGGGTCTCGAAGAAGCCGACATCTTTTTTATGCCGCTCCATATGAGCCCTAAGCTCTGATCGTTTGGAAGAAAGCTCTCTTTCCTCAGTGATTGCGGTGGCTCTTCCTGATGCATTGTTAAAGTACACCAGTCTCTTGCTCTGAAGCTCTTCACATTCTTTCTGAAGTTTCTCCAAGAGCTTCTGTTGTTCTCGTCCATGCGCCTTCAGAAGAGCGATCTTATCTGTGGCCGATTGCTTGAGATTGTCTAGAGTTTTCACTAGCAGCTTTTTCTTCTCTGTGGTAAGAGAGATAGAGAGCGCATTTTTCTCAATGTCTTCCTTATTGACCTGTGCTCTACTCTTTACGATTGAGTTCATGGTTGAAAACACGTCAATATCAAGAAGGTCCTCAATGACAATTCGTCTATCTGCGGCACTCAACTGCATGAATGGAGTAAAGGATGCAGAACCAAGAATAACGATCTGAGTAAAGGTCTTGAAGTTGACCCTCAGGATATTCTTCTCAAGGTATTCCTGATAGTCCTTTGCTTCTGAAGACTGATTGATCAGCACACCATCCACATGGATTTCAAATATGGTCGGCTTCATGCCGCGAATGATCTTGTATTCTTTTCCGTTTGAGGAAAATTCAATCTCGACAACAAGACCCTTCTCATTCACAGAGTTGATCAGAAGGGGCTTGTTGATGTTTCGGAATGGCTTTCCGAAAAGAGCATAGCAGATTGCATCGGTCAGGGTTGACTTTCCCGAACCGTTCTCACCAGTAACAAGAATGCTCTGACCGAGGTTCAGAGGCATTTCTGTAAAGACGTTTCCGGTACTCAGGAAGTTACGCCATCGGATTTTTTGAAATTTTAACAAATCTTCTTACCTTTCACTATATTGTCTCTCCACGGCATCATTTGGAGATTGTCTTTATGTGCTATAACATCGGGTGGTATGTCATTATCGAACCCATGTCGTATGGAAATTATGTGGTCTAGATGGTAAGCACCCTCGACACCCGCTCTACGTCGAGGGTGCTTTAATGGATTGATTTCGTCTTCATAGAGGGCATAGGTCTTGCGGGTTAAGGTCTGGACCTTATGGAGATACATCTTGTACTCCGTGGTATCTGGTTTTGATTTGGCTAGGCTGTATTCTTCCGACTTCATGTATGACTTGTCTATACTAGCCAACTTAGCAATATAGTCGTGACATCTGTACATGCATTCTCTAGAGCAATACTGACATTGTGTCCTACTCTTGATTTTCTTTATAGACTTTCCGCATACCTTACACTCTATAAACTCGGTGGTGTTTTTTATAGAACCCGGTTTATTTCCTCGTTTCTTACTTAGTTTCCACCGAGTACGTAGGACTGATAGGTATTGCTGGCTAAGACCGAGTATAGAGGCAATCTCTGCATCGGTCTTAGTGTTGTCAGTCAGGATTTTGATTTTTTCGTCTTTGGTCATAGTAGTGTTCCTTTCACTACTATTTATTAAATTTCAAGTTTCCAGCGAATAGTTTTGAATTGGAGCATTAGTAGTAGGCCCTACTCTGTACAGGGCATTCACTATGACTGCATGAATACATCATAGCTCCCTTCCAAACTATGCCACATTTGGAGCATGTCAGGGACTGATCGTCTACCGGAAATTCAGGAAGTGGTAGTTTCTTCTTTACAAGAGGAACCTGAGCATCTTCCAAGTAAGGTCTCCAAGCTTCTGCAAACGAACAATTTCGAGCACCCTTGAAAAGAGGTGCGATCTGATCATCTGTATATCCAGCAAGACCACAACCAACTCTGGTCACAAACCATTTGTGTTCTGGAAAAAACTTGGGAGCATCATTAACAAAAATATGGATATGTCTTGCGATATCACTTAAAGTGAGTGTGTTCAGAAAGTTATCCTTTGTAGGAATAGCCCATGACTTACCCATCAACCCCATGCCAGAACCATAGACGGCACCAAACTTCTGGTGAGCAATCTTTGCTGCACCAGCGCCATGAATGCCTGCTAGGTTTGACCCGAATACGAATATCTCCCCATTCAGAGGAAGAGTTCCATCCTTATGAAATTTTGTCATTCAAAATATCCCAACGTGAACGTGTAGTTACTCTGGTGTTTTCCATATCAACGATCTGGAACCAATCTCGATTTCTAGGCTCTTTCTTCAGTTCTGCAAGAGCTTCTTCATAGGTATCAAAAGAGGCCCAGAAATCATTCCATCCTCCGCTAGGATAGTAGTTAAACCCCGTAAAAACCAGAAAGTTCTTCATAATGCTTTATCCTGTGTTATCGCTTCGACGTAGATTTCTTTCATGAAGCTCTTCATCCTATCAGTATCGACTGAGAGTGTCAAGCCGTCTATGTACTTTGAAAGGATGGAAGGTGTGTCGGCAGTCTCATCGACAGCCTCGTCAGGATTATCTTCTACGAATGCCTCGATATCTTCAATGACAGAAATATTGAGGGGAGTTTCGGCATGTAGCTTATCGATGAATAGATCGAAGGCATAGGGGTTATTCTTGTTTGATGCAGAGACAACCTTTACATAGCGGTTCTTCACTGATGAATAGTCGAAGTCATTCACAAAATTTACGATATCCGGCTTTCGGTCATCATAAGAAATCATTGTGAACAGACTTTCTTCATTCTGGATGAACCTAAGACTTCTGTCGTCAGTATCGAATATATGAAACCCTCTGGGGTCTCGATGATCCGCCCAAGTATACTCAGAAAATGCGCCGAGATAGTTGATGTTTCCTACAGACGACTTATGATGGAAGTGGCCGGAGCAAACAACATCATACCTGTTAAAGAGCGCTCTGTCCATGCCATGATCGGACACAGAACCTCGAAACATTTCAAAGCCAGTGAGTTCAAGATGCCCCATCAGAATGTCGGAGGGAGATTTTGCAATCGTATTCAGGATATCAGCGTCATAGACATTGGATATCCAAGGCAGCAGTTGGATTTTGGTGCCTTCAATATTAATGACCTTCGGCTCTTTATAGAAATGGATCGACCCATAATTATCACCGACAAACTCTTCGACTGAAGAAACATCATTGGTGTTCTTGTAGTATACGTCATGGTTCCCAACAATGATATGGGTTTCGATACACATCTTGTCGAGGGGTTCCAAAAAATCCTGACGACAACGGTTGACTGCCAGAAGATTGATCGATTTTCTCTGATCGAAAAGGTCTCCCAGATGGATCACATGGTTGATATTTTCCTTTTCCAGAACATCAAAGAAGTTTTCCAATCCTCTGGCAAAGTAGTCAAAGAATACCGGAGATGCGTTTCGAACCCCATAATGAGTATCCGTGATCAAAGCTACGCGCATAATTATTTTCCCTTACAGTTGGTGAAATGGTATCGTGTCATGACGGGTTTGCCTCCAGATTTTCCACATGTTGGACATGTGACAATTTCTTTTGGTTTCCTACTGGCAGATGCCGACATTTTTTTCTTAGTATCTTCAGAGTGGATGTTTCCGGGTTTCCCCTTATTCCATGGTCCATCTTTTCTATTCTTCTCGATCATCTTGTTTACGTTCAAATGAACGTGCGTGGGAACATGATGACCATGCGCGGGGTGATCTTTACCAAAGAGACCCAAATTACCTCGCCCATTATTCTCAGAGATTTTTTTCCGTGTCTCTATAGATTGTGGATGTCCTCGGAAATTTATGTTGGCTCTGCCAAATAGTTTGTTACCATCTTCTTCACATAAATTAGCAAAGTCTTCACTTTCGACAACATTCCATTTTTCAGAGTATGCTTTACCATGAATAGATATATCGTCGATGTTATCTGATTGGTGCAGCACCTCAGTCGTGACATCATTTCCGTGTTGAGCCAAATGACGCTTCCAATACATACCGGAACCCCTGTATTTGGCAGGGTCATTTTTAGTGTAGCCCAAATACTTCATCCCAGTCTTATTATGAGTTTTTAGATATAGATAGAACAATACAACCTCCATTATAGGTAATTGTACTATTTAGTCAAAACATGTTTTCTGTCTGTGATAAGAGCAATCTTAGTCATCTGTTACCCTGATCATACTTGCTGATGGCTTTTTCAATTTCTGATCTGATTATATCGAGACTATTTCGGTAGTTGTTTCGAATGTGATCGGTCTCACGCGGGTTCAACATTCCCCGGATCATATTCTCCACTTGAGGTGGCAGGTTTAGCTTTTCCAGTTCCATCTTCAGTTCCTTTTCCTTCATAAAAATCCTGAATAGTCTTCTTCTTTTCTTTGTTCTGAAGAGACTTTTCTTTCTGCTTCAACTTGTTCTCTCGTTCTTTCTGTTCGAAGTTCGTGATGAACGTATTCATATAGTCGGTCATCTGTGGGTTTACAAGGGGCTTGTCGTCACCGTCAACCATCAGAGATGCATCGCTGGTGACGACCATTTCCTGAAAGAACTTGTACTTGGTGTATCTAGCTCTCGCTTCTTTTTTGATACGCCTAATGAAGGCATTATACGATATCTGAGTGAAATATGCAAATGGATTCTGCCACTTGGTGTGGTCGAAGCCATTGAAATACATGAAACAGTTCTCAATCGCATCTTCGATGAATTCTTCCTTGAAGGAATACCGTATGAAATTTGAGTTGAGGGCAAGATTGTTCGCGATCTTGTAAATGCATGAACCAATGTAATCATTGATCCTAGGTTCTTCCCTATTCTCTGCTCTTGCCTTGGCAACAGCCTCATGATGCTTCACGATCTCACTGTAAAACTTCTTGTTGTCCACATAATGAACTGGATTCGCTTTTTTTCTCATTTTCCTGTTGACTTCCTATTGACAGAGTGGTACATTCCCTATGTTCCCAATGATGAACATAATCTATATTAATCTAGAGTGTTTCTAGAACGACTTTTAAGCAGGTCATCTAGAAGATTAGATGCTTCTTCAGATGTTTCTGTTACCTGTTCGGTGTAAGCCTTACTGATGCTATCAGATGCATCCTGCATAACAAGGATATCTCTTCGCTGTAAAGCGAAGTTACTAGACTTCACCAAGTTGGTAAAGACCCACTCAATGAGTTGCATTCTGATCCTACTTTCACCATCGAAAGTATACAGAACCTTTGTTGGGTTGTAGACTGTAATGTGAGGTTCATTGTCAACCTCCAATACTTCTGTAATCAGGTCTTCACCAGTAACCAGTCGAATGTACTTAATATTACTCATCGCTATTTAATCCTATGTTGAATATCTTGTATGGGAATTTTTCTACAGAGTATATCTGTAGTCGTTTGAGAAAATGCTCCTGAGAAAAGTTTTTCTTACCCTTGTAAGTGAGGTTGTCTGCAATGTCATGCAGAGTTGCCCTTGTCTTCGTTGGAGATTTTCGGATTGCTCGTCCGATAGACTGTAGTGTCGTCACCATCGACTTTGTTGGTGCAGTAAAGACTACGTGTCTGAGGTTCTTTACGTTTGAACCTGTTGCGAACGATTTGATCGATGCCACCAAGATGGCGTCTGTTTCAGTTTCAAGAATTTTACGTATCTTCTCTCGCTCTTCTGGATCGACTTTTCCTACGATCAGGTATATGTTCCTGTTCTTAGGAATTTTTTCCTTCATAAGATCGTGGAGAGGTATTGCATGTTTGTCTACGTACTGACAAAGTACAAGAACGTTTCCCTTCATCTTACTAACGAGGTCAACGATAAAATCGTTTCTCTTCGGCATTGTAAAGAGGAATTCGATCTCTTCCTGATACGTCATTGGACGCACCTTTTTGGCGTCTTCTTGGGAGTGGGTCAGAACCAGACACTTGATATCCAGTTCGGCCAAGTAACCCTTGTCCATGAGTTCTCTAGTCGTTGCTACCCTGCTTATAGGACCGAAGAGACCTTGAATAACCATTTCATGGGTTTTGGTGCCGTCCAGAGAACCGGTTGCACCGATCCTGTACCACGTATTGGTGAGGGCTTCCATGATCTTTATCAGGCTCTTGGCAGCAAATAGATGGCATTCGTCCCCAATGACTACATCAAATTGAAGGAAGTACTCTGAAGGCTGCTTTGCCAGTGTCTGCCAAGTCGTTACAGTTACCTGCTTTTCTGTGTTTCGATCTTTTCCGTAGTATATCTTGTGAACATTGTTTTCACTATCAAAACCATAGTCGGAAAAATCTGAGGTCATCTGCTCGACCAATGCGGTCGTCGGAACGATGATTAATGTTTTCTTTTCGATCATTCTGCAAAGCATATAGATGATCATGGACTTGCCAGATGCCGTGGGCGATAGCATCAACTGTCTCCCTGAATTCAGGGCATTCAGAATCGCTGTCATCTGATAAGGTCTTATCTCTAAGGTGAGCTTGATTTCCTTTGCCCTATCCCGTACATCCTGCTCAGTGAAAACCCTTCTTTCGAACTTTGGAGTGAAGGAAGCAGTGTATCCCATTTCCTTAGCCACCTGAAGCAGTTCGTCCTTCAGGCCAGAATACAGGGTTTTCTTTCTGGTGTCTAGTAGACGAATTTTCCCATCCCAAAAATGATTTCTCACTGACGGATGAAATTCTGCTCCCGGTACACGAAAAGTAAAATACTCACGAAGCTCTTGAAGAATACTTGGCTCTGCATCTATGTGAATGAATGATGCATTGAGTTCTGTGATGTTAATTTGCGCCATTGATAAACTTTTCGTATTCGATATGTGATCTTAGTTGGTATGTTCTGCTGTTGAGTTCTTTGAGGATTGCGGTTGTGGCTGAAGAAATTTCGTCATGAACGCTCTTCTTCCTTAGGATTGAAAGAAGAGTTGTATCAGACTCAATGTAGAGTGGAATGTCGGACTTGAGCACTCGCTTTGTCATGGGTTCAAAACCATACTTGGCGAGGTCATCTGGATTGTTAAGATCACCCTGATAATACTCATAGCGAATTTTCTTTGCCTTCGCATAGCTGATACCCAACTCTTTCGATTGAGAATTGTGGTAGGAAAGTATGCGAAGATACTTTGCATGGAGCTTGGGGATTTTCAGAAGTTCATCACCGATTTCTGTCTTATCGATTTCGCCATCTACTTGCCATTCATCATGCAATTCGTCTAGTGTCTGTATCATTTTCTACTCCATTTTATATCCTCATTATAATCAACTGGAGTATACTTGTCAAGTATTAAATCGTTCTATGGTGAAATAATCGTACCGATAGGTTATGTTTGCCACCATAGCTTGATCTGGGCTCAATGCCGTTGAAAAACCTAGACCTGTCAATGCAGTTGGATGGCAGTCCTTGAAAGTGAATTTCAGATTTGGAAGATTTGAGTTTGTATTAATGATCAGGACAGCATCTGCATATGGAGTATTCAGGTTCTTGAAACCTCCATTCTTGATGTATTCTGAGTATCTTGCAGGTGATGTTAGTGCTCTCAGCCAGTTAAAGGTCTCTTCCCAAACCTTCATATCTTCATCAACCAGAACAGTTATTGTCAGAGGATCAAAATTTAGCTGATCACCATGTCTGTATGTCGGATTGAAGTGGGTCGGAACGAAAACTTCCTGAGTGCTAACGTCAGGAATATTTACTGACTGGACAAAGAACCTTGTGAATGATAGAGTGGGAAAATAGAACGAGAACTTGTTCGGCTGAACATAGTTCTGATTGACTGGCACTTCCGTTAGGACAGATTGAAGCATCTTATGTTTCCTTGTGTTGATGTAGTATTTATGATTACTTTTGAAATATGACTCTATGAAAAGTGGAACCCATTGGAGTTGTTCCTACTACTACTTCACCACCATATTTTTTCGCAAGTCGTTTAGCCAACATACCATGTATAGTAATGTTTCTATCCAAGTTACTTTGTAGATAGATTGTTTTTGGCTTCGCGTGACGAATAAATGAACTTAGTGATCTATTGACATGCTTTACTATTTTATCACCAGTTTTACTATCGATCTTTTTTTGCTTGTATAGGTCGTTATCGACAGTGTATTCTACGTTGAAGTGCTCGGCGTTTTCACCAGAGCCATTCAAATCCATTCTGACATTGTGGTCACCTATTTTGGTTTGGTTTATGAATGATTTACGCGGTCCTGACCGTTTTGTTTCCCATTGTTCGACCCTCCATTGTTCTTTTAGAAATTCGGTAAAACTTTTTAACATGGTTACATCTCTCGTTTAGTTATACAGTATTTATAAATACTGATGAAGTATCAGGGGAGAAGACATCGGAAGGACTTGTCAATGATATCGTATTTTCAATATTTACAAGAACGAGTGATCGACTACATCAAGAACCTCTGATATGTAGGCTTGTGTCGTATGTATCCTTATGGATGCGAGTTCTTGTATTATCAGAAATTCTTCTTACCCAGATGTAGTCTTTCATATTGTTAGATTTTCTTCCGACATACTTTCCTTCTGCCCAAGCACCTTTAACTGCTTCTGAATAGGCTGAATTATCACGATTGTCATGGGCACCCTGAAGTGATGCCTTGTGGTTCTGTCGTCTTTCCTCAGACCATTCTATTGACATTCCAGTCGTTCCCTTATTCTTGCCATCTTTCCATGCTTGTTTCATGGCCTCAGATCGCTTCTTGTTGGATTCTTCTGACTGAGGTCCGCGAGGTTTCATCGGTTTGGTTGGAGTTTTTCTGAGAGGAAGTCCTAGAGCTTCTCGTTCCTTGCGCTTCTCTGCCTTTGCTTCCGAGATTCTTTTGCCGCGCTCTTCAAGTTGCTCTGGTGTCATTTTAGGCTTGACACCCTTCTTGGCTTGTGATATTTTTTCTCTTGTGGATTTGACTTTTTCTTCGGAAGTGGTCCAATGCCCAGAATGTTTCTTGCTGAGGTTATAATACTTGTCTCCTAACATTTCGTCAGGTATCATTTGGAGCCATCTATATTCTTCTTCCAATAATTCTAATCGATTAGAATTAACCCTACTCACGATTCGTCTTCTGAAGTCATTTGGCCTGCGGCGATGCGCTGCCCTCATTCTATCTGATGAGCAAATATAGCCATCATTTTCATCGCCCCAATGGCAACCAACATAATACATTTTTCTGGTTGTATCAAACCATACGTATACAAAACCACTCATGCTAAACTCCTATGATGCATAAAGTAAATACTCTCGGAAGTTTCCCCCCGAGAGTATTTATACAAGAAATTTAGTATTTCGTCGAGTAAGTGGTAAAATATTTTACCAAGTACGTACTAAGTCAGATTTCTTACGCGGAAGATTCTGTAGTAAATGTTTGCCTGTCCAGAAGTGTTTCTAGAACCGACAACACCGTCACCGTTTGCAGTAGCAAATGGGTTGGCAACAAGTCCGTAACGGGTCTTGAAACCGATCTTTGGCTGGAAGCTATCCTGACCAATTGCACGAACCATCTGTAGAGGTACGTATGGGCAGTAGAACAGACCTGCGTCGTATGGAGATACACCCTTATAACCAACTGTTACCAGTTCGTCACCGTTAGATGAACCACCAAAGTATGGATCGATATAGACCTTTACACGGCCATGAAGAAGACCAGCAAAAGTATTGCCTGTGTCGTCTACTTCAAGGTTAACCTGAAGGGCTGGAGTGTAGTCCAGAACACCTGCCATGGCAAGAGCGGAAGCAACGTCAGAAGAAACGATAATGACGTTACCCTTGCCTCTACGTGTCGCACGAGCGATAGCGTTGGCTTCTCTTTCGATCTGGAATACCAGACCCTTGAACTTTTCTACTGACCAACGGCCATTAGAGTCTGTGTCAAGGTCGAAAGTACCGGCAGTTGTTACACCGTATGCAGCACCCTTTGTAGCTGTTCTGTAGATAGAACGAACGACTTCACGGTTGATTTCTGCAAGGATTTCGGTAGACAGAATATTTGCAAGCTCTGTCTCAACATCCAGACCATGAATTACCTTCAGGTCCTGTGCGATTTCCATGCTGTACTCAGCCTTCAGGGCACGGCTTCTTGCAGTTACAGTAACCTTGTCAATGTCGAATGCCATTTCAGCAAACGCATTGCCGCTTGAGTCACCAAGAGCTTCGGCCTGAGCGGTTGTCATACCACGGCCTGAACCATAGGCATCGATACCGTCAAGATCGAATACAGGGTTTGTGTTACCATATCCAGTATTTGCAGTTCCTGTTAGGCTACCTGCTGCGTTCTGAGAAGAGAATGCAGTGTTAGCTTCGTTGAACAGAGCTTCTGTTCCGCCCTGAGAACCATATCTTGAACGCATCGCGAAGATAAGACCAGTTGGTCCAGTCATAGGCTGAACACCGGCAATATCGTATGCCATCAGGTTTGGCAGAGCACGTCTTACCAGAGAGATGAGGATTGGATCGTAAGTGTCAATATTAGTTGAACCACCGATAAAGTTGGTTGGTGCAGCTTCAGACAGAACTCGACGCTCTTCCTTTACTGCGGTTTCCTGATTTTCAAGAAGGATTGCTGTAACCGCTCTGCGGTACGGGTCCTTAATCTTGTTAAGTCCTTCGTGGTCAAGTACTGGAGACCACTTAGTTTCTAGTTGTTCTGAAAGATACATTTTTCTTCCTTCTGTTTAGGATTGTCTATTATTATTTATGCAAACTTAATTTTTGACAGTTCTGCCAAGAACTTTTACATATCGGCTCATTGGAGAACTTGTTTCTTCAGTAATAAACTGGCCTTCAGTTCCAGCTTCTACTGTGTCAAGTTCTGTCTGTGCCTTTACTGCACCATTAGAGAAATAGCTTTCTCTAAGAGTTGTCACCTTGTTAGTGAAAGTATCTAGATCAGTATATGATACATTCTCGGCAAGGGTCATGAACTTTTCCTTCTGAGTTTCAGTAAGACCTTCTGTCAACTGATTGATTACAGAGGTCTTCTTGCTCTCATTAAGCATATTGTTCAAATTGATGTTTGTCTCGATCTGTTCGTTGAGACGAGTTTCTAGTGTTGTTACCTGAGCGGCAAGCTCTTCTACTACAGAAACCTTGTCTTCTGGAATGTCGATATAGTGCTCGACAAATAGATTACGAAGTCCTGCAATGAAGTCTTCAGTCAGTTCTGTTCTTAGACCAGATTCGATCTGGATTTCATTGTTCTTAGACCAATCTTCCACAACGTGTGTCAGATAGTTGTCTACATTGACTTCCATCTCTTCCTGAATTCTGGCAACTTCCTGCTCCAGAGTATTCGCATATGCCTGCTCGAAAAGCTTAAGCTCTTGTGCAACCTTTGCCTTTACAGCACTTTCAAAAATTGTCTTTGCCTTAGACTTAAATTCTTCTGATAGTTCTTCACCGGCAAGAAGAGCATCGACATGTTCAGACATATCTACTGAATAGTCTTCGTCGTCCTTTTCCTTCTTGTCCATACCCTCTTCGATAATTTCGAATTCTTCGTCAATACGGGCAGCGATTTCTTCCTCAGAAAGACCCTGAGCAACAAGTTCATTTACGAAGTTCTGAAGCTCTTCAGAGATTTCGATTTCTTCTTCCATAATTTCTGCCTGCTGACGTGGCTCTTCCGCAGGAACTGCCTGAGGAATGCTTGTGTC